AATAACTGGGGCCAACCTTACCTCTTCGATACTGCTAGTTGGCAGTGGGTTTTATTTCTCTGCAACGTGAGGCTTTTATGATTAACAAAGAAGTGATTATTGACAAGATTGAAGTCATTGAAAACGGCGGTGTGTTAATCCGTGAGGTGACACGCATCGTAGAAGATGGCAATGAAATTTCACGCTCTTATCATCGGTCGTCATTGGCCCCTGGTGTTGATATCTCCAATCAAGACCCTCGCGTTCAGGCTATCTGCAATGCAGTATGGACGCCTGAAGTAATTGCTGCATTTAATGCCCAACGTCAGGCCGCCTAATGAATTATGGACTCCATTGAGACGAGACATGCCGTGCTAGAAGCCAGGATGAGCGCTCATGAAAAGGAGTGCGCTAGCCGATATGAAGCAATCACTGCACAGCTTGATAAAGGCGATAAGCGCATGACCAAGATTGAGTATTGGATCATTGCGGTGTTTGCTGCAGTGCTGCTCGGCCCTGGCGCTGCGGCTGAGTTTGTTAAAAAGCTATTTGGTATCTGATGGACGACAAAACTCACGAACTAGCGGTGCTTAAAGCCCAGGCCAGAATTAGGCTTGATGAGCTTAAAGCACAAGACTCGGCCAAAGAAGTAGCAGGAAAAGCCATTGGCGAAGATGGCTTACTGTATATCTTCCTAATCGTACTCGTGGGTGTCGGTGCATCGTTATTCCTTGAAGGTGAGAAGATCGCCGCTGTGATGGGCTTGCTTGGCGCTTCACTTACTGCGCTTATTCAGATGCTTAACGGTATTGCGGGGACCGCAGCTAAGCAAGAGAAGCCTGAGTTTGAAGTCATTAAAGACCTTATCCATCGTCTTGACAAACTGGACCGTGCCGAGCAACCCATGCAGGTTGACGTTGAGGGCAGCAAAGTAACGGTCAAAAAAGGTCAGGACATCGTAACGGCTAAGGGGTAAAAATGCTTGATATTATTGGCGGTGGTCTGTTTGGCACGATCTTCGGCGGTTTGTTTCGACTTGCGCCGGAGGTCTTAAAGTTCTTGGACCGCAAGAACGAGCGCCAGCATGAACTGTCCATGTTCAACCGTCAATGTGAACTTGAGCAATTACGCGGCCAACAGAAACTAGCCGAAATCGGAGCCGAGCGTGACAAAGCAATTGATACTGGTGTCATGGCTGCATTTGAAGCAGCCATCAACTCACAGACCGAGATGGCTAAGGCTGCCGGTGGCTGGGTGGCGTCGCTTTCGGCTTCAGTCCGGCCGGTAGTTACGTATTGGATTCTGGCCATCTGGTCTGCTTCGCATATTTGGTTCGCGATTCTTGCTTCGCATGAGGGGCTCCCTGTGCAGGATATGTTCAAGATGATCATGTCGCCTGACTTTGCTGCTCTTGTTTCGGGCACGTTTAATTATTGGTTTCTTGACCGCACCTTGAAGACTCGAGGCCTTGCATGAAACTTGACCTTGCGGCTGAGCTTTGCCGACGCTTTGAGGGGTTTTCCGCCCGGCCTTATCTCTGCCCGGCAGGGGTGTGGACCATTGGATACGGGTCAACGTATTATCAAAGCGGCGACCGTGTTACAAAAGATGATCCGCCGATAACTCGCGAGTATGCCGAGCAACTCCTCATGCATGAGCTGGTGAATACCTACGCACCGGGGGTGGTAAGGCTCTGCCCGATACTGTTAACTTTAGCGATTGAGAAAAAAGATTGGAAAAAACTAAACGCTGTCGTAGATTTCTGCTATAATCTAGGGGTAGGGCGCTTACAGACCTCCACTTTGAGGCGTAAAATAAACGCTCAAGACTGGGAAGGTGCAAAAGAGCAGCTCATGCTCTGGGTGCGCGGAGGGGGTAAGGTCCTGCGCGGTCTCGTTATCAGGCGTCAGGCCGAATGCAACTTGATGGGGTGATGAGTTATGAAAGAGGTATGGGAAAAACCACGGCCTAAATCACTCGGCAAATCTAAATCTTTAAGCCCGAATCAGAAACGAGCAGCCAAAGCTTTTGCCAAACGCACCGGAACCACGTACCCTTCGTTGGTAGCCAATATGGCCGGTGCTAAGGCTAAAAGGAGCTGGTGATGACCGTTGCCTATGCAATGACCTATGATAGTCTGGTGCTTGATATCCAGCAATATCTGGAGCGCACAGACGATGCCACCCTTGAGCGCATTCCGACGTTTATCGGTTTGGCTGAGCAGGTCATCGCGAGTCAGACTAAGTTTCTTGGAAACCTCACCGTTCAGTCTAACACGCTGACGGCCGCCAACCCCATTATTGACAAACCGGCTCGCTGGCACAAGACCGTTTCTATGAACATTACCGTAGCGGGCAAACGTTATCCGGTTCTGTTGAGAAAGTATGAGTACCTGCGTGAGTACTGGCCTGACCCCACTCAAACCGGCGTTCCTAAGTTCTATTGTGATTACGATTACACGCACTGGTTTATCGCTCCAACACCGGCACTTGCGTATAACTTTGAAGTGCTTTACTACGAACGGGTGCAACCGCTGAGTTCAGCTAATCAGACTAATTGGTTCACTGTGTACGCCCCGCAAGCGCTCTTGTACGGCTCGTTGTTACAAGCCATGCCGTTTTTGAAAAACGACGAGCGCACCCCGCTATGGCAGGCCCAATACGATGCCATTATTCAAACCCTCATGGCCGAAGATAAGCTACGTATCGCTGATCGTCAGGCCGTTGCTGCGGACAGTTAATCATGAGCTACACAAGCCCCTTCACAGGCGACGTTGTACAGCCGACCGACGTTTCTTATGAATCCATAAGCCTGACAGGTAACTTACAACTTGTCTGGCCTATCAATGGCAACTTAAGCACTGAAACGCCGGCAGCACGCATCATGGACGTAACGTCCTCAGGTGCTTATGAATTGCGTATGCCACCTGCCAATCAGGTCTCAGTAGGCCAGGATGCGCTTATTCGCAATACAGGTGCTAATACCATCACGGTTAAGACCTATGACGGCAACTCAACCATCATTACAGTTGCCTCGGGTGTTGCTAAGTACATTTACCTGACTGATAACAGTGACGTTTATGGTACTTGGGCCAATGTGCAATTTGGCGCAGGCACCTCATCAGCCGATGCTGCAACGCTTGCCGGTGCTGGTTTATTAGCGGTTGGAGCCACGCTCAATCAAAGTCATCCAACAGCCTCAGTGGTTGCCAATCAGGTGTTTGTTGATGGCGATCGCGCAAAGGCTTACATCTGGACGGGTGGCACTACAACGACGACGCTGCCGCTTGCAACCACAGTGGGCAGTAACTGGTTCTTCCTTGTGAAGAACAGCGGCTCAGGAACCTTAACGATTAGCGGTAACTCAGGTGAATTGATTGATGGTGCATCCACCAAAGACTTCAATCCAAACGAGTCAGCATTTATTGTCTCTACAGGCACAACCTTTGTCACGGTTGGGTTTGGTGTCAGTACGCAGTTTGAATTCTCAGCACTTACCAAGACTGTCACAACGGGCACTTACACGCTAACTGCCAATGAGGCCTCTAATACGATCCAGATTTACAACGGCACCTTGACAGGTAATGTAACAATCATTGTCCCGCCGATTGTTAATCTGTATGTGATTAGTAACCAGTGCTCTGCAGGTATCTTTACCTTAACGGTGTCTACAGGTATCTCTGGCGGGGCTACAGCAACCGTTCCAGCCTCAGGACAGGCAACCCTAATCTGTGATGGTACGAACCTCTTAAACGCCAATACAGCGATTGCTGGCGGCACGGCTATCAGTTTGGTCAATGGCTCTGCTGCAAGTCCCTCACTGAACTTTGCAAGCGAAACGAATACAGGCATTTATCGGCCTGGCTCAAGTCGATTTGGCATTTCAGTGGGTGGCAGTCTTATTGCCGAGGTCAACACCACAGGACTTGAAGTCACTGGTACAGGCAACTTTACAGGTGGCGTTTCTGGGGGCACGTTTTGACAAAAAAGGTCTTTACCCTCGACACCCGTCCTGGCATTCAGCGGGATGGGACGCTCTTTGATAAAGAGTATTACACCGATGGACGCTGGGTGCGATTCCAGAAGTTTGGTGGTGAACTGGCTCGGCCAAGAAAGATGGGCGGTTATCGAGAAATTGCCAACAACCTTGCCGGCCCCTCTCGAGGGGTTTTTGTTGTTGTACGAAGCCTTTATAACAACGTCTACAGCGGCTATTCAGACGGCTTACAGGTCGTACCTATTAACAATAATGGTGTCGGCGCTGGCGTTACGGATTTCAGCTTTGCAGGCCCAGTCACAACGGTAAGCATTACCACGGCAGGTAGCGGTTATACCAATGGCTCATATACCAATGTGCCCTTAGCTTACAGCACTTCAGGAACTGGCAGTGGCGCAAGAGCTAGCGTGACAGTTTCAGGTGGTGCAGTAACTGCCGTTACCCTGACAGGTGGCGGTGTACGTTATGTGCCCGGTGAGTTCTTAACGATTGCCAACACTTATCTCGGTGGCGCTGGCTCTGGTGTCTTGTTACAGATCTCGGCGATTGATTCGCCATTTACCGCCTCAGATAACAACTCATGGCAGTTTGATACGTTTACTGATTCAGTTGATCAAAACACGAATCTGTTGCTTGCACATCCTTCGCAAGACCTGCAAGACATCGATAATGAAACCAACACACGCTTGCTGTGTGGGCCATTGTCAGGCTCAGTCTTATGGGCTGCCGGCTTATTCGCGGTGGATAGTTGTGTGCTTAACAGTACAACAACAGTCACTTTGGCTGCTATCAGCACCAAGATTGCTGCAGGTCAAGTCGTTAAAGGTCCTGGCACAACCGTTGTATCTGTCGTCTCAACGACAGTAACCCTCAGCCAGGCGGCAACGATCTCAGCCACAACAACACTGACCTTTGACAATGAAGTCTCTATTTCAGGCGGGGTCGTTGCATTACATCCTTATGTGTTTGTTTACGGCAATGACGGCCTGATCTGGAACTGCTCAGCAGGTGACATAGATGATTGGGTCTCGGCTGATGCCAATCGCGTCAATGCTGCCACTGGAAAGATCTTACAAGGGCTTCCCGTTCGAGGTGGTTCCAACTCACCATCAGGTCTGTTTTGGTCGCTTGATAGCCTTATTAGGGTGTCTTACGCACCTCAGTCA